AAGCGGTTGGTAATGTGATTGCAGGTGCAGCATCAGGAACTGGTAGTCAACTGCTAACAAGAAGAACTGGAGCAATTCTGAATCCTAATATGGAATTACTATTTCAAGGTCCACAACTTCGAGATTTTACTTTCCAATTTAAATTATCACCAAGAAGTAGTAAAGAAACAGAAGAAGTAATAAAAATTATTAGATTTTTTAAGCAAGGAATGGCACCAATAAGAAGTAAGTCAAGATTATTTCTTAAGAGTCCACATACATTTAAACTTCAATACATTCATGAAAATAATGAT